AGCCAATACTGCATCAAGTGTTGACGTTTGGTTAAGCCGTGTAGACGCAATTAGTACATAAGGAGAATAAATGGCTGAGATAAATGAACAAGTTTATGTGGGTGACAGAGTAGCTGAGACTAGCATACATCACCATGCAGCAACTTTTACTAGACCTATGGTAATAGAAAGTGCTGTGTTGGCTGGTCCTGTAACTTTTAGCGCAACAGTAACAGTAACTGGAACATTGGTAGTAATATAATGAGTAAAATAGAAGTAAATACAATAGACGTACAATGTGGTTCAACACTTACAGTTGGATCATCTGGTAAAACAGTTACACTAGCAACTGGCGCATCTCAATCAGGTTTTGGTCGTACTGGAACTGTAGATTGGTGTACAACAGCTAAAACATCTCCGTTTACTGCAACTAGCGGCGATGGTTTTTTTGTGAACACGAGCGGAGGTGCAGTAACTGTAACCCTACCAAGTTCACCCTCACAAGGTGATATTGTGGCATTTAAAGATTATGGTAACACTTGGGATGTTGCATGCAAAGGTGTAGCCATTTGTAGAAATGGTTCTAAACTTAATGGTAGTTGTAATAACACTACTTTAAATACAAAATCTCAATCTGTAACTCTTATTTATGTTGATGGGACTAAAGGTTGGCAAGACATTCATGACTCAACTGCTAATGTTTCAGGAACTCCGGCTTTCATACAGGCAACAGGTGGCACAATCGCAACCTGTGGTGATTTTAAAATTCATACGTTTACAGGTGACGGAAGCTTTGTAGTTACACAAGGGACATCAGCTCCTAACAATAATGTTTCTTACATGGTTGTTGGAGGAGGGGGTGGATCATCTGGATCTACACCTAGTGGTAATAATGGAACAGGCGGTGGTGGAGCTGGAGGTTTTAGAGAAGGACAAACTCCAACAGCACCATTTACAGGAAGTCCATTAAAAGCTTGTTCTGGTGTTCCAGTTTCTACACAAACTTATCCAATTCAAGTTGGAGCAGGTGGAACAGGAGGAGCACCTGCAACTCCAGCTTTTAATGCTAATGGAACTAATGGCGAACCTTCAATTTTTTCAACAATAACATCAGCAGGTGGTGGTTTCGGTGGTAATGGTGGAACAGGTCCAGGAAACGGAGGTCCAGGTGGATCAGGTGGTGGCGGTGGTGGTGGAGCATCATCTACTATTCCAGCCGGTAATGGTAATGTGCCATCAACAAGTCCAGCACAGGGAAATCCTGGAGGCACAGGTGGAAACACGAGTCCTGATGTTTTTGCAGGAGGTGGCGGTGGTGCTACTGCTGCAGGTCAAAATGCATCTTCAGGAAATCATGGAGATGGTGGAAATGGAGCAACGTCAAGTATTACTGGAAGTCCAGTGGCCAGAGCAGGAGGTGGTGGAGCCGGAGCTGGTAACCCAGCATCAAATGCAGGTGGAAGTGCTGGAACTGGCGGAGGTGGAGCTGGTGCAGGTGGAACACCTAGCGCTCAAAATGGAACTGCTGGAACTGCAAACACAGGTGGTGGTGGCGGTGGATCTTCTTCAAATCCAGGTGCTGCTACTGGAGGTGCTGGTGGTTCAGGAATAGTAGTAATTAAATATAAATTTCAATAATGACTAGTAAGATTAAAGTAGATAACATACACAAAACTTCAGATGACTCAGTCATTGTAAAAAAATGCGGATCAACTACAACTGTTGGATCAGGTTCTGGTCAAACTGTTGTTTTAGATGGTGCAACAGTAACATTAGGTAGATGTGGTGGTGCTGTTAATCTTGCATCAGGTGCAACACAGACAGGTTTTGGTAGAACCGGAACTGTAAATTGGTGTACCACTGCAAAGACTAGCCCTTTCACTGCAACAAATGGAGATGGATTTTTTATTAATACAACTAGCGGTGCAGTCACTGTAACTTTACCTAGTAGTCCAAGCGCTGGTCAAATTGTTGCTTTTTCAGATTATGCATCTACGTTTGCTTGCAATAATTTAACTATTGGTAGAAATGGTTCTAAAATTAATGGTTCATGTAGCTGTGGTATTGTACAAACAAAAGGTGCAGCCGTAACATTAGTTTACGTTGATGGCACTAGGGGCTGGAAACAAGTTAATGACGCTACGTTAGATGTAACAGGGAATCCACCTTTTATAAACGCAACAGGTGGTACAGTAACTACGTCAGGAGATTTTAAAATGCATACCTTTACTGGAGATGGAACTTTCGTAGTATGTTCAGCTCCAACTCCTGCAAACAATAAGATATCTTATATGGTTGTTGCAGGTGGTGGTGGATCAGGATGTAACATCGGTGGTGGAGGAGGAGCAGGTGGTTTTAGAGAGGGCAAATTATCAACTGACCCTTACACTGCTTCACCTTTAGCAGCAACACCTTGTTCAGCTTTAACTGTAACAGCAGGATCAACTACTCCAGTCACGGTGGGTGCCGGAGGTGCAGGTGGTAGCTGTGCAGCTGGAGCAAGTGGAGAAAATTCTGTTTTTAGTACCATCACTTCTAATGGAGGTGGGGGTGGAGGAAAATATCCTGGAACAAGTGGTGTTAGTGGAGGCTCAGGTGGTGGTGCCGGAAGAGGAGGAAGTGCAGGTTCAGGTAACACTCCTCCAACAACTCCGTCTCAAGGTAATGGCGGTGGCCCAAGTCCATCAGGTGTGGGATTTCCACAACTAGGTGCTGGAGGTGGAGGTGGTGCAACAGGTTCTGGTAGCGGTGGTTCGTCAAGTGCAGGTGGTGCTGGCGGAGCAGGAGCAACAACAAATATTACAGGATCGCCAGTGGCATACGCCGGTGGTGGAGGTGGAGGAACTTACACACAGTCTAGTGCAGGAGCTGGAGGAACTGGAGGTGGAGCTTCAGGTGGAGCTGCTGGTCCAGATAGAAATGGAACAGCAAACACAGGTGGTGGTGCCGCAGGTAACGCAGGAACAGGCGGATCAGGTGTGGTAATTATAAGGTATAAATTTCAATAATGAGTACAATTAAAGTAAATAAAATAGAAAAAAGAACAGGAAGCACACTTACATTAGGTGGTGCTTGCACAGCTGTAACTTTAGCTTGTGGTGCTACACAAACAGGATTTGGTAGAACAGGGACTGTGGACTGGTGCACAACTGCAAAGACTTCACCTTTTGCTTCGGTAAATGGTAAAGGTTATTTTGTAAACACTACTAGCGGTTCGGTTACGGTTACTCTACCCTCAAGCCCTAGTGCTGGAGATATTGTAGCTATTAACGACTACGCTAGAACTTTTGCATGTAATTCAGTTACTATTTGTAGAAATGGTTCTAAAATGTGTGGTTTTTGTTTTAACACTAGTTTAGCTGATAATGGTAAATCCATAACATTAATTTATGTTGATGGAACTAAAGGTTGGAAAGCAGTTAACGACGATGACGTTAGCGTGTTAGGATCAGCTTTTATTGAAGCAACAGGTGGAACAATAACGACTGTTGGTAATTCTAAAGTTCATACATTTACCGGAGATGGAAACTTTGTTGTTTCTGCGGTTGGTAATGCAGCAGGATCTAACACTGTTGAGTATTTAGTAGTAGCCGGAGGCGGTGGTGGCGGTGGTGGTGCTGGTCCTTCCTCTGTAGGTTCAGGTGGAGGAGGTGCAGGAGGTTATAGAGAATCTCCAGGAGCAGCTGCAGGTTGTTATGCAGTATCTCCATTAGGAACATCTCCTGCCGTAGCTTTACCGGTCGCAGCACAAAGTTATCCCATTACAGTTGGAGGAGGTGGTACCCCTGGTGCTTATGGTCCTTCTGCTGGAACACCAGGAGGCGATGGTTGTAATTCAGTTTTTGCAGGATCTAGCACTATAACTTCAACAGGTGGTGGCGGAGGTGGAGCAAGATTAGCCTCTCCAGCAAATGGTAGACCAGGTGGATCAGGTGGTGGAACAGCTTATGATCCTGGAACAACAGCAGGTGGAACTGGTAACACACCTCCTGTAAACCCACCTCAAGGAAATAATGGGGGAAACCGAACTGGAGATGGAGCAGGTGGTGGAGGTGGCGCTACTGCTGTAGGTCAAGACGGTTCTACTCCTACTAACGGAGCTGGCGGAGCTGGTGCAACATCAGCTATTAACGGAACTCCAACAGGTAGAGCTGGTGGCGGTGGAGCGGGAGCTACTTCTTCTGCTACTACTGGTGGAACTGCTACTGATGGCGGAGGAGCAGGAGGTCCAGCACCAGGCGCTGGTACTACTGCGGGAACAGTAAACACAGGCGGTGGAGGTGGAGGAGCTTCTTCTGCAGCCAATGAAGCTGGAGCTGCTGGTGGAAGTGGTATAGTAATAATAAGATATAAATTTCAATAGTTGAATGGTTTTTAAAAATAATATATAAGGAGAGCATTATGGCACATTTTGCAAAACTAGGAATAAACGGTAAAGTTATTGGAGTTCACGTAGTGGACAACAAAGACTTACACAATGCTGATGGTATTGAAGACGAAGAAATAGGTAGACAATATCTAGAAAGAATTCATCACTGGCCTCTTTGGGTGCAGACATCTTACAATACTAGACACAACAAACACTCATCTGGAGATGACTCTAAAGCATTTAGAGGAAACTACGCTGGTATAGGTTACATTTATGATGAAGATAATGATATCTTTGTTCCTAAAAAACCTTACCCAAGTTGGGTGTTAAATACATCAGAAGCAAGATGGCAGTCACCAGTAGGTGATGCACCAGAATTATCTGAAGAAGAACGAAATACTCACAAGTATGAGTGGGACGAAGATAACGGGAGTTGGAATAAAGTAGAAATATAATTTATGCAGAAGGTGGTGCTGTCAGAAGTTAGTCTCGTTCACGGAGAGGTTAAAACTCCAAAGGGTTTTGAAATAGATAGAGTAAAAATAAAAGATGGTATTATTACATCTTTTATAAAACAAGATAGAATTAGTAAAAACGATAAAAACTATTCCTATCAAGACTATAAAGTTCCTTTTTGTTTACCCTTACAATGGTTAAAAGATTATTTAAGAGATCATTATAAAGCTGAATATAAAATTACTTTAATTTCAAAAATGGATTTTGGAGTGCTATTAAACCCAAAAGAAAAATCATTTTTAAGAAATCACGTTAATCCTGTAGATTTAAAAAATTCACCAGATTACACATGTATTTATGTTGTAGAGTGTGAAGAAGATTCTTGCGAACTTGTTATTGAATATGATGACAATAGAAGAAAAGGCAGAACTTGGCACATCCCTCTTAAAAATAATTGTTTCTACATATTTCCTTCCATACAAAAATATTTTATATCTGAAAATAAATCAAAAAAAATAAACATTTTTTTAACATCAACTTATGAATTTATCTAATTATTATTGGTATTTTAAATCTGCCGTGCCTGAAAGAATTTGTGATATGATTGTACAATATGGCAAAGCAGAAAAAGAAAAAGAAATACAGGCCATTACAGGTGGATTTGGTAGAGATAGAGATTTAGAAAAATACCCTTTATCAAAAGATGAAATAAAAGATATAAAGAAAAAAAGAGATTCAAATATTGTTTGGATGAACGATAGATGGATATACAAAGAAATTCAACCTTACATTCATCAAGCAAATGTTAATGCAGGTTGGAACTTTGAGTGGGATTATTCTGAATCTTGTCAATTTACAATATACAAAAAAGGTCAATACTATGATTGGCATTGTGACAGTTGGGATAAACCCTATCCTCATGAAGGTCCGATGAAAGGAAAGATAAGAAAACTATCTGTCACAGTGACACTTACAGATCCAAAAGAATACAAAGGTGGTGAGTTACAGTTTGATTTTAGAAACTTAGACCCTGATAAAAAAAGAAACATGGTAACTTGTGACGAAATACTACCCAAAGGCTCGTTGGTTGTATTTCCATCTTTTGTATGGCATCGAGTTAAACCAGTAACAAAAGGAGAAAGGAATAGTCTAGTTATATGGAACTTAGGCTATCCATTTAAATAATATGGAACAAGGCGGAAGTAACAAAGCTAAAGGACACGTAAATTTTCAATCTGGATTTTATTTTCAAACACCAGTGTGGACAGCAGAAGCACCAATGTTTTTAAAAAACACAATTAAAGTAACAGATAAATATATTAAGAAAGCTGAAAAACTTTTAAAAGATAAATTAAAAAATGAACCACAATGGAAAAAAGATATAGGAACGTTTGGTTTATCTAAACATAGCGAAAGTTTTTCACACGATTCTAAAGTTCAAGAATTAGTTCAATTCATAGGTCAGAGATCTTATGAGTTTTTAGATTGGCAAGGTTTTGATTTAAGAAACCATAGTTTACATTTTACAGAATTTTGGGTGCAAGAGTTTAGCGAAAAAGGTGGTGGTCATCACTCTACACACATGCATTGGAATCAACATGTATCAGGTTTTTATTTTTTAAAATGTAGTGAAAAAACATCTTTTCCTATTTTACATGACCCAAGACCTGGCGCAGAGATGACAAAATTATTTATGAAAGATTCGTCTAAAGTTTCATTAGCATCTAATCAAATTAATTTTAAACCTAAACCAGGAACAATGATTATGTTTCCAGGTTATGTTCCTCATGAATTTGCGGTAGATCCAGGTCTAGAACCTTTTAGGTTTATACACTGGAATATTAAAGCTGTCGAAACATCAATATCAAAAGAAAGGAGTGTTAACGATGACGTTCAAAAAAAATAAATATTTAGTTATTAAGGAGGCAGTTCCAAAAGAAATAGCAAACTTTTGTTACAATTATCTTTTATTAAAAAGACAAGTTGCTAAAACTTTTTTTGACACAAGATATATTTCAACCTTTACACCAGAGTGGGGAGTATGGTCAGATCCACAAGTGCCCAACACGTATTCTCATTATGCGGATACAGCCATGGAAACTTTGCTTATGAGAACTTTACCCATTATGGAAAAGAAAACAGGATTAAAATTATATCCGACTTATTCTTACGCAAGAATATATAAACCAGGTGATGTTTTAAGAAGACACAAAGATAGATTTAGTTGTGAGATATCTACAACTTTAAATCTTGGAGGAGATCCTTGGCCTATACATTTAGAACCAAAGAAAAATGTTGGTATGCCTGATGGTAAAAAATTTACGATGACTAGTAATAATAAAGGCATTTCAATAAATTTAAAACCTGGTGATATGTTAGTTTATAGAGGCATGGAACTAGAACACTGGAGAGAAGAATTTCAGGGTGATAATTGTGCTCAAGTATTTTTACATTATAACGATCAAAAATCTAAAAATGCAGAGCAAAACATAAACGATACCAGACCTCATTTAGGACTTCCACAGTGGTATAAAAAATGATATATCCTTATACTGGGGAGAGTGTCACCACCATAACACCACACTCTTCCCTGTTTAAGGATATATTATGTTAGGACTAAGTGCATTTTCAGAGTTTCCATTTGCTACAGCAGGTGAAGATAGAAATGTAACTATTACAGTTACTAAGACATCGTTAACATTAACGATAGGTAGTATAGGTATTGCAGCTGATGCGATTACAGAGGATGCTACAGCAAACCCATTAACACTTGGTTTTGGTACATTATCTATATCTGGACAGGCTAATTTAAGCCCTACGGGTAGCCCACTGACCCTGGCTACCGGAACAGCCACAGTTTCAGCAGCAGCCAATATGTCCGTCTCTGGAAACGCATTGACTATGGCCACGGGTACTGTTACAGTGACGGCAGCAGCAAATGTAGACGTTACTGGTAGTGGATTAACATTAAC